GTGCCACCAGTGTGAGCGATTGTATCTACTTTTAATGTACTTGCCATATCGTTTTTCCTAAATTCTTTATACTATTTATACGTCTGTACCAGTCTCAGGGTCATAAGTTTTCGCATCTTCAAAGAAACTTGTAGTCTCATTGAAACCGAAATTATCATCATCAGGGTCAAACTCTGTTGCGGCAGCATTTGCTGGTGTAGGTGCAACGGTATATCTCTGTTCCCTTGCAGGCGCATTAACAGCGGTATCTGCATATTGGTCAACTTGTACAGTACGAATAACATTGGTAGATGTTATTGGGCCGTATAGATAATACTTTGCAGTAAAAGAAAGTGTGTAAACAATACTTCTTCTACTTGTGAAGTCACCCTCATAATCATCTTCATACCCAATACTGTTCAGTACGATTGGAACATCACGAATGATATCCAACTCTGGTATCTCTTTCATTGTTACTGTATATTCTGGTTGAAAGATAGGTAGAATTTGTTCTACAATTTGTAGAGCATCATCAGAGTTCTTTGCAAGAACATACAACTCAAAGTCAACATTGTAAGGAACAGGCATAAAACCAGATTTCAACTGACTACTATCTGTACCATCCAATACTTTCTTTGCTTTAATAATCTTATTCTGTTTTCTAGTTGCATCATAAGATAAACCAGAAATCTCAAAACCAATACGAGGTAGCGTTACTGCAACCTTCTTTGAAAGATTTGGGTCTTCAGTTAGTCTTGATAACCACTTCTGTTTCGGCCCATACGCAAGAGGAACTTTCATTGTCTGTACGACATTACCACTTGCATCTTTCTTTGTTAATTGAATTTGGTTGAAAAGTGTACCAAATGCAACTACTACGTTTCTCGTAGATTCGTTATAAAAATATTGTCCAATCATAATTATTTCATCCCAGCATCACCGAATGGATTCTTTTCGGTAAAGTCTAATATATTATCGTCTGCAAGTTCAAAATCATCATTCTGTGAATTCTCATCAATCGTTGCGACATTATAAGTTTCTAGTACTATATAGGAAGACGCTGCTGAGTCCACAGAATTCTCCAGTACAATAGCACCAGTTCCAGTTGCAGTTTCCAAAGATAGTTGATGTGATAACATATCCAAAGAGTTGTTGTCCTCAATCGCATCAAGTTCTGCAATACCTGTGTCGATAACTTCTGAGGCGTATTCAAATGTCTTACATTTTAGTTTGTAAGTTGGTAAATTTTGTACTGCATAGAATGGGTCATCATGGTCAACAAAAGTAATCTCAAATAATTTATTACCCTTTGGCCAAAAAATCAAATCACCCTCATTCGGGCGAGAGGAAACTAACAGATTATTATCCACTGATATAAACTGTTCCCATCTTCTTCTTGCAACTGTGAATGTTGCATCGTCCTGTATATCTAAACCAAACTTAGACATGAGTTCTTTCTCACCCTCATATCCGTCTACATTATCAACGTACATTTCAATCATGTAAGCATCATCAAATGAAGAACTGTTGTCTTCACCAAAGATGTTATCCAAACCAGCAGTATTACGAGGAAGATAATAAACATCTTGCCCATAGATACGCAACTGTTCTATCATCAAATCTTCATAGAGCGCCTGTTCTGGTTTAGTACCTGTATCAAAATATACATTAGTTGGCATAGTTTAACCTATCATATGCATCGGAGGCAACTCGTATGCAAGTTGAATTTGTTCTTCTAACTTATTCAACTCCTCTTGTGCCTGCGTGTAAATTTGTTCACCGTTTAGTGCAACTCCACCCAACATTTGAATTCCTTGAAACTTAGAAAGGTTTGCACCCCACTGTTGTTTGATGAGTTGTGTTGCGTATTTCTTTAGGAATATATCATCCCATACATCAACAAATGTTGCTGGGTCTAGTTTACGATAACATTCAATAATGATATAATCACCATCTATAAAATCTGATTGGAAATCAGCATCCATATACAATCTATTCTGGTGTTGGTTGTGACGTATTGCAGTCTCACCAATAAGAATATGGTCTAGAAAATCTAGATGTTGCATAGTCATTTCATAGTGCATAACAGAAGTTGAACTGAAATCATATAAGTCATTTAGTCTTAACTGATATCTAACATCAAACATATTTAATGTTGACTTATCTGTCATAGGGAATACTTTAACCACAGAAATAACACTAGAAGGAACAGGAATATAGTTCTTCTGTTCTTTCCATACTGCTGTTGTTGAACCATCAACGTCTGTTGCAGTTGGTAAGGTTGTGTCTGTTCTTGACCTGTCAATGTCTGCTTGAGACATTTGGTGTTTTAGATATACTCTCTCAATTCCATCATAGTGATATTGTGCGAAGTACTGAAGTGCTTCGTCAATTCTGTCTTCTACTTGGTCTGGGTCAACATTAATTTCAATCACAGGTTTACCTAGTGCCCTGAGACAGTATTCTTTGAAATTTGTTCTTGTATTTGGTATTGCCATATTTTTTATCCTAATGCGACTGCTAATGCTATTGCGAAACCTTCATCTGCGCCCTTATTGGCAACTTCAACGACAGTTCCATCTGCTTGTTTAGTGTATATCTTCAAGTCAGCAGAGTTGATTGCAATCTCTCCTGTTTCCAAATCACTTCCAGAAGGAACAGAAGATGTTGTCTCTGACCGTTTTGGTTTTATCGCAATAGTAGCCATAGTTAATTATCCTCCAAGACTACTTATTAGAATGTGCCGCCGTCAACACTCGTAGCAAATGAAAGGGTATCGGAACTTGCCGTATAGGATAAGAACCCATCGTTAGAACCACCACCATCAAGTGCAGACAAAGTATTGGCAGAGTTAGCAACTAGTACAGAACCTTTTGCAATTGCACTCAATCCAGTACCACCGTGTGCAACACCAATGTCTGTACCATTCCAAACACCAGTTGCGATTGTACCCAATGTGGTAATTGTATTTTGTCCAACATAACTACTTGCAATAGTGATTGCATTTGATGAAACTGTAATCTTATCTGCTGTTCCCACAACATCAATTGTATTACCAGTTTTTGTTAAACCGTTACCAGCAGAAATCTGACCAGCACCAGAGAATTGTTCAAATGTAATTCCTGTAGTACCAAGTGTAATCGCACCGTTTGTACTTAGAACATAACCGTTGTCTGCGTTTGCAGTACCTTCTTCAGTAAATGTAAATGCACCAGCAGTCAATTCAGAAGCAGCGTCTGCATCTGGTGTTCTTGTTAGAACAAATGCAGCAGAACCAGAACCAACAGTCGTTACTTTATAGAAACCGTTTTGTGCAGCAGTTGATTGGTCTTTTACAAGAACTCTATCATTTACTACAAGAGTAACACCGTCTACTGAGATTGCACCGTTAGAGGATGCAGTCAATGTACCAGCACCATTGTTGTATGTTGCGGCAAGGTTTGCAGTTGTAGCAACTCTTACAGATGCCTTAACGTCAAGTCCGTTTGCAACACTGTCAACATATGATTTGTTTACAAGTGAGTCTGAACCAAATCCTGCTCTTGCAGTATATCCAGAAGGAACAGTAACAGAACCAGAACCATTTGGAGCAAGTATCATGTCACCGTTTGAGTTAGTTGTCGAAATTGTATTTGCATCAAGTGTAATGTTGTCAACAGCAATTGCAGTCATTCCTGCCAATGCAGTGATTGTGTCACCAAGTGATGTGTCAGTACTACCAATTGTAATTCCATCGTTAGCAAGTTTTGCGTTTGCAATTGAACCAGCAAGTTGAGTTGATGTAACACCACCTGACTTGATTGTAACTGCACCAGATGAAACTGCAAAGTCTGAGTTTGAGAATGATGCAACACCCTTAGAACTTGCAGTTGCGTCCGTACCAGCGATACTTACTTCATCGTCAGATACAGTTGTTGCAACACCGTTTGCACCAGAGAGTGTTAGTGTTCCACCAGTACTAAATGTGTCATTTGAACCAGCGTCTGCAGCAAGTGTGAATGTGGATGTGATTGCACCGAATGACAATGCACCAGAACCATCAGTCTTTAGAAATTCGTTTGCGTTACCATCTGCGAGAGGTAAGGTATATGTCTGATTACCAGAAAGTGCGTTAGGTGCTTTTAGTCCAACAAAGTGTGTACCGTTATTTGTACCTTCATTGAATTTAAGTTGTCCACCAGTTGTTGCATGATTACCTACCAACATTGAATCGATAGCGCTGTTACTATCAACAATGACAGCAGAACTAGCGGTTAATGTACCAGCAGTGTGGTCAATTTTATCGTTGAAGGATTTACCTCCAATAACCTCTACCGTAGAACCATCACCAATATATAATTGGTCATTACCGTGGGTATAGGCGAGTTCACCATCAGCGAGAGATGATGGAGCGGTACTCCCTGTGGAGCGTTTAATCTGTAATGTTAATGCCATTTTCGTTTCTTCCTATTTGTTAAAAACTTCCACCACTCAAGACAAGATTGCCTGAGGTTGTATCAAGTTCGTTCCTTGCAGTCCACTTACCTGTTGATGTTCTATATTGTAATAGAGAACCATCTATTAATCCAAAAGATGCAGTATCAACATCAGATGCTAATGATAACTGGTTCTGTGCTGAACCAGCAAGTCCAGTGTCACCTTTTGGCCCAGGCACAGTAACACGAGTTACTTGTGGTTGGTTTCCTTGTGATACAGAACCGACTACACTTCTAGGAGTTTCTACTTTTGCTGTAATTGACATAGTTATTTACCTTGATACGCTTGGGTTTACAGTAGCAATACCTTCAACCACTCTTGTTTTGTTTCCAGAACCATCTGTTATAACTAAGTCATAAACATATCGTCCGTCTTCAAGAGCAGTGGTTTGCGTGTCTGTTAGTGAAATTGTGATTTGACCTGTAGTCCGTGGAGATACAAAAGCATTAGTAAATGTAGTTGCAGTTGCAGACTGATACGTTTTTCGTATCATAGCAAGTGCAGTGTAACTTGTCAAATCAAGTGCAGTACCATTGGCATCATTGACTGTTACTGTAGTAGTAAAGTCAGCGCCTTGGTCAATAAATAAATTAGAAATAGTTGCCATCGAACACAGTCTCCTTTGTTCTATTTATAAGGATTGGATGTTAGATG